AAACCTTGCACAATCTTCACCAGGTTCTGGTAGTGGTTCAACACTTCAAGTAACTTATAGTGGTAATATAAATGCTAATCATAAAATCGGTATTTGGGTTGATACTAATGTAAGTACTGATCAAGACTTGGTAACAGCAGTTGAGTTTGAAGTTTTAGAAGCACCTGGAGTGTACAATCCAGTAAGTGGTCTAGATTGTGAATACAAACAAATTGATTTCATTAAAGACATCCTAACAGCGTTCAGATTAGTGTTCTCACCAGATCCTAAAGATCCTAAGAACTTTATCATCGAACCATGGCAAACCTACATTAATTCAGGTCAACTTTATGATTGGTCTAATAAACTAGTAGAAAACAAAGAGGTGACTATTGAACCAGTTTTCTTTACACAGTCAGATACTATTGAATTTGATTTCCAACCCGGCGGGGATTATACAAATATTTATCATCAACAAGCATATGATAATGTATATGGTCATTTAGAGTTTAATAGTGGTAATGATTTACTAAAAGGTAAAAGAGATGTCAAACTACTTGGTATCGCACCAACTATTTTAGCTCAAATAGAAGGAGCTGATCTAACTACTGGAGATAATATTGCATTACCACACTTACACACTCATAGTTCAGAAGATGCAGGTTTAGAACACTTACCTATAAAATCTAAAACTAGAATGTTATTTTATAATGGCTTACAACCATTTGATGATCCTACTCAAAATAGATGGTATTTCTTAGGAGCTACACCTACTGAAGAACAAACAGAATATCCATTAGTAAGTCCATATCAAGAGTGGCCAATTCAACCACAAACTTTAAATCTAAACTGGGCAAATGATATCCAATATTGGGGTGAAGTTAGTGGTTATAATCAAAATGGTACTACACTTTACACAGAGTATTGGAGCAGATACATCAGTTCATTGTATAACAAGTACTCAAGAAGAGTTACCGCTACCTTTATCTTAAATAACATAGATCTTAACACCTTCTCATTTGATGATACTATCTTTGTCAATGGTACTTACTATAGACCAGAGAAAATCATTGATGTAGAAGTAGGTGCTTACACAGAAGTTAAAGTTGTCCTAATTACTGCAAATGATTATAAACCAGCAGTTATCTTAGAACCTTTAACAGGACTTTCAGCAGTTGGTAGTAATACTAGTTGTTCTGGTCTTGCTGGTCAAATTGATGTCACTACTAATGGTACTCCAGGATTTACTTGGACACTTTCTAATGGTATGAGCGGTACAGCACTTGGTGATTCTGCACCTGGTTTCGCACCATACTCCTTCGTCATAAACGGAGTGACTGGTGGAACTTACACACTTGAGATAACAGATTCTTTAGGTAGAACAGGAAGTGTTGAGGTAACAGTCCCAGCAGCAGTAGTCTCTTTACCAACTGCAACTCAATTGATTGGTAATCCAACATCATGTATAGAACCTTGTGATGGTTCTATCGCTGTATTACCAGCGGGTGGATCTGGAAGTCCTTACACAATTTATTGGTATGATGATCCTAGTGAAACCTCATTTACAAGAAGTGGTTTATGTCCAGGTGATTACTCTTATTATGTAATGGATGTTAATGGTTGTATGTCTGCTAGTTATTTAGCTACTTTAGAATGTGAAGCTACTGGTAATATTTGGTACTTTGCACAAGACTTTAACTGTGAAGCACTTTCATCTGAATGGGTTAAAGTAGATGTTGGAGTTGGTACAGTCACACCAGGTTCTTACTGGTCATTAAAAGATGGATTCGATAACACAATCAGAGGTTGTTGGACCCCAATCTCCGAAACTAGTGGTCTACCTGATTACTATTTAGATCAAGCATGGTTTGATTGTCAAGCATGTCAAGGTCAAGATGAACCTGTATTCGAAGTACAATCTTGTACACAACCACAAGATCCTGCACATCCTAACGCAACTAGATACATTAGAACAGATTGGCCTGGTGTACAAATCGGCGATGTAGTCTATGATTTCTATGGACCAGACCAATATGGTCCATGTTACACAGTAGTAGGTTACAACTATGAAAATATAGCAAACATGGAAATTACAGGTGATATCTATGATGATTGTACCACATGCGCAGCTGGTCCTACACCAACACCAGAACCAACGCCAACACCAACACCAACTGCAACGCCTGGTCCAACACCGATACCAACACCTACACCAGTTCCAACTGTATTCTATGTAATTCAACAGTGTGAATCTCCATTTGATTTTTGGACTGCACCTGGTGAAGATGGTTTATTCCAAATTGACGATGTTGTTAGATTTTATCCAAATGTATCAGGAGTCAGAGAATGTGGTACGATCGTAGGAATTAACCCTGAAGGTTTAGGCGATGCAACAATCGATTCACCTAACACATGGTTCTGTGGAGACACTATACACTGTGATGTACAACCTTAATTCAACTGAGTCATAAATTATATTTAATAGTATGTCAGAAACTAATGTTAAAATAACCTTCGAGATCGATGGACTAGAGCAATCAGTCACATCGATCGACGATGCAAAACAGGCATTAGCCAGTTTAGAGCAACAAGCCAAATCGTCTGAAAAAGCGATTGAAGATACTGGTAAAGCCATCGAGGATACTGGTAAAGAAGCACAAAAAGCAGGTGAAGCTGGTGAAGGTGCTATCGCAGTACTTGATGAAGCCACTGGAGGTTTAGCAAGTAGATTCAAGAATGTAATTGGTGGTATCGGTAAAATGGGTACTGCACTTAAAACCTCGTTTAAAGCGGGTGTACAAGGTGCTAGTTCTTTAAAGAAAGCGCTGATTGCCACAGGTGTTGGTGCAATTGTAGTAGCAGTTGGATTACTGGTTGCTTACTGGGATGACATCAAAGGTCTGGTATCAGGTGTTAGCGCAGAACAAAAGAAACTATTAGCTGACACTGAAGCTACACGAGACGCAGCGGCAGAGAATCTGGCAGCAACAGAAGCTAGTGAGAATAGTCTAAAACTTCAAGGTAAATCTGAAAAAGAAATTAGAGACCTTAAGATACAACAGACTGATGAAGTTATTCTCGCTACTCAAGCTATCTTAGAACAACAAAGACAACAAGTAAAAGCACAAGTAGAGGCACAAGAAAGAAACAAGACTATCGCTCAGAATGTTATACGTTTCTTGACACTACCTTTAACTGCATTGTTGAAGACAGTCGATATGATGACTGCAGCAATTAGTAAAATTCCTGGTATTGATATTGCTACTAATCTTGAAGAAGGATTTAGTGGTGGTTTAGCAAACATGTTATTTGATCCAGAAGAAACTGCAGAAGCTGGCGCAGAGACAGTGGCAGAAACAGAAAAGCAGTTAGCTGCGTTAAAAAACAAAAGAGATGGTTATATACTTGCAAATCAAAAAGCTGATCAAGACGCAGCCGATAAAGCTAAAGCACTCAGAGATAAAGAGGCAGCTGATGCAGCAGCCGCAGCAGAAAAGTTAGCAGCAGAACAAGAAGCAGCGAGAAAGAAACAAGAAGCATTAGATCAAGCAGCAAGAGAAAAGGCTTTAGCTAATAGAGAGTTTATTGATGGTCTATTACAACAAGCTAACTTGGATGCAATGGATGATTTCTATATGCGAGCACAAGCTGAACTTCAAATCCAAATGGATACTGATCTTGAGAAATTAAGAATGGCAGGTGCTACACAAGAAGAGATTGGTAGAATTGAAGCTAGTTACCAAAGAAAGTCTAAACAATTAGCTAAAGAAGAAGCAGACTACAAAAAAGCACTTAGAGAACAAGATGTACAAAATGCATTATCAGCGGGTTCTGCAGTTCTTGGTTCTATTGTTCAATTAGTTGGAGAAGGTACAGCAGTTGGTAAAGCAGCAGCGATTGCACAAACTACCATAGACACATACAGTTCAGCGACAGCAGCTTATAAGTCTACAGTTGGTATTCCAGTAGTGGGTCCAGTTTTAGCACCCATCGCAGCGGGTGTAGCTGTGGCAGCAGGTCTAGCTAATATTAAAAAGATTATTGCTACCAAAACACCTGGTAATAAATCTGCTGGAGCAGCACCATCAATTAGTGCACCAACAGCAACACCAGTGGATCCTAATGCAGCTATTGCAGGTGCAGCACAAGGACAACAACAATCAAATCAAATAACTTTAGGTAATCAACAAGGTAGTTCACAAGCACCAATAGTTAAAGCTTATGTTGTTAGTTCAGAAATGTCTACACAACAAGAAGCAGATAAAAAAATAAATGACTTAGCACGTCTATAATATATAAAGTATGAACAAGATAGTAGAGCTTATAATCAATATGGAGGAATTCGAATTCGAAGATCTCGGAGTAGAAATTATGTCATTAGTAGATAAGCCTGCTATTGAAGTAAATTGGATGGCATTTAATGAACATCATTTTGTTAAACCAACTGCTGGTGAATCTAAAGATGCATTTATTAGTAGATGTATTCCAGTAGTAATTGAAGAAGGTAAAGATGCTGATCAAGCTGCTGCTATTTGTTATACTTATTGGGATGAAGGAGCAGCATTTGAAGAACATGTTTTAAAAATAGCAGCTGAAGTTGGTGAATCTATTGATCCTGAACAAATTATTTATGTAGACGCTAATAAATCAGAGTTTGCATCATTAGGTGATTATTTACAAGGTATCAGAGCGTTGGATGTTTTGTCTTCATTAACTGATGAAGCTAGAGAACAAGAAGCTGATATTAGATATAGATACGCAGGACCTAGTGGACAAAGAACATTTTGTGCTACTCTAAAAGCTTTAAATAGAATTTATAGTAGAGCTGAAGTTGCACAAATGGATAACTTTAATCCAGGTTTTGGTGCAGGTGGATCATCAAGATATTCAGTTTTTAACTATAAAGGTGGACCTAATTGTAGACATTATTGGGAAGAGTTAGCAGTTTATAGAAATTCTAATGGTACTGAAGTTATTGTAAGTTTAGGACCTGCTAGAGGTAATGCAGGACAATCTAATAATTCAGATACCCCATCACCAGACGGTAGTCTTAGTAATAATGCATACTTAATGTCAAAAGCATGGTCATTTTCTAGTGATGATAAAATGATTATCACTGGACCAGCGATGATACCAAATGCTTTAATACCAAGAAAAGATGAAATGGGTAATCTATTCCATGTCTATTTCTCTAAAGATACAGTACAAAATATTGCAAAGAAGTTTTTAGAAGATAATAACACGCATAACACAGATATAAACCACGATGATAATGTAGTTAACGAGAATACTTTATTAGAATCATGGATTGTAGATAATCCAGAAATGGACAAATCAAAAGACTTAGGTTTTAATGTACCTGAAGGTAGTTGGATGGTGAGTTACAAAATCAATAATGAAGAGACTTGGGAAAAGATAAAAGCAGGTGAATTAAATGGTTTTAGTGTAACTGGAAACTTTTTAGAAATAGTACAAAGTTAATGTTCAAAAGATTAAAACAAATCTGGAAGTTTTCAGATAGTCAACCAACAGAGATTACACTTGCAATTGCTATTGCAATACTGGCGCCAATAGCAGTTTCAATTGAAATACACACTATGTGGTGGTTAAATGTAATGTTAGTTGGCGCAGGTTTATATCAAATAAGATGTATATCAAATGAAGATATTAGATGTCGTGTTAGAGCGGCGTATTTCACTACTATGATGTATATGACTTGTTTAGGTTTTTATTTAACTACAATAGGTCTACCAACACCATCACACTGGGGATGGGTTCTTTTAACGTATTCGTCATTTAGTACTTTAAACAGATTAAAAACAGAACAGTTACAACGTGGAGATAAGTGACATCATAGTACCATTAGCAAGTATTTTTACTACAGCAGGAGTTTGGCAATTCCTACAATTCAGACGTAAACAACAGTTTGAAGAAACCAAATATAATAAAGAAAACTCGACAGACGCCATGTACAAAGCAGATCTAAAAGAAAGAGTATGTAAATTAGAAGACTTACTCGCAGATGCATCTAAAGAAAAAGATGAAATGAGATCTCGTATTGAACTGTTAATTGGTGAAGTAAACTCATTACGTGTTGAAGTAGAATATCTAAAGAGAGAAAACGATCGTCTCAAAGATCGTAGCTAATTATAAACTTTTGTCAATATCAAACTAGTTTATATTTAATAACATCTGGTTAGACCAGATAAATCTAAAAAAAATCAATATTATGACAGTCAACGATTTAGTAAAGAAGCTAAGAGTTATGCTCGCAGCGGACACTGAAGTTGTAACTGAAGCTAAATTTGCAGACGCAGAGTTAGTTGATGGCACGATCGTTTATACTGAAGGAGAATTGGTAGTTGGAGCAACATTACTCGTAAGAGTTGATGAAGGCGAAGAATCACCATATGCACCTGAAGGTATTCACGAAACAACTGATGGAAAATTAATTGGTGTTGGTCCTAATGGTGAGATTATGGAAATCTCAGAAGTTGAAGCAGAAGCTAAACCTGAAGAAGTTATCGAAGAGGTAATGGAAGAGGTAGAAGTTGAAGTTCCAGTTTCTGAAGAAGCAATTCCTGCAACTGAAGAGTTGTTAACAGGTATCGCTGAAATGATTGCTCCATTCACTGAAGAGATCGCAGCATTAACAGAAGAAGTAACTGAACTTAAAGCTAAGTTTTCACAACTTGCAGATGAGCCAGGTGCTAAACCTATTAGAAACACATTTGCAGAAAACAAGAAAATTGCAGATGACAATCTAGCAAAAAGAATGGACTTTTTAAGAGCTGTTCGCAAAAACTAATTAACCAAAACAAACAAAAAAACAATTTAAAATTATGGCATTCGGATTTGATGTTTCAGCTTTACCAGCATATACGGACCAATTATCATTGGACCTTATCTCTAAAGTTGTATTAAAAACTGATCTACTTGATTATGTAGATCTTCGCTCAGGTTTCACTAGTGGAACAGTAGCAATTAACCTTGTTGATGCAGACTTACCTGTATCAGCTCTATCTTGTGGATGGACTTCAGATGGTCAAGTAACTTACTCTCAAGTTAACGTAACTATCGAGTCTCTACAATCTAAAACAGAAATGTGTATCGAAGATTTAAGAGCTAAATACCAATCAGCATTTATGAATGCAGGTACTGGTAATGATTTCTTACCTTTCGAACAAGTTATTTCTGAGTCTTACACTGACAAATTGAGAAAGTACAACGAAGGTTTCTTGATCAACGGTTTCGGTGCTACTACTGGATTGAAAGCACAGATTACTTCTGCTAACGGTGCAAACTTACAAGCTGGTACTCCAGCTGCATGGGATGCTACTAACGCATACGAACAAGCATTAGACTTGTATGACGCAATCGACGAGTCTGTAAAAGACAGAGATGATTTGATCATGGTAGTTTCTCCTGATGCATACCGTGCATTAGTTAGATCTTTAGTTGCTCAAAACTTGTATCACTTCAATTCAGTTGAAGGTAACGAAGTAATGATTCTTCCTGGAACTAACGTAACTATCGTTAAGTCTTCAGGTCTTGTTGGTTCTAACTACAAATTTGCTGGTCCAGGTAAAATGATCTTGGCTGCAACTGGTTTGACTGATGAATTGGATACTTTCCGTTTCTTCTATGACGAAGCTGCTGACGTAATGAAGTTCAGAGCTGCATGGAGATTAGGTGTAGGTGTAGGTGAAGTTAATGTCTTCGCTACTAACGATATGGCGTAAGTCAAATAAATTCAAGACTAGGAGCTTCGGCTCCTAGTTTTTAACAAACTAAAAAAATCAATATAAAATATGAGTTGTTCAGCATTAACAGCAGGCTTTTTGGATTTATGTAACGATTCTACAGGTGGAATCGAGAAGATATTCATCGCAAATGGTCCTGTAGAATCAATCACAGAAACAGCAGGTAATATTACTGCTATCACTGTAGGTGGTTCAGCGCTAACACCAACTGATTTTTTCGAATTCGCTACACCAAGACAAACTAGTTCTATCACAGAAACTACTACAGTTTCTCAAGAGAACGGAACTCTTTTCTTTGATCAACAATTAACTTGTGTCTTTAACAAGATGGAAGCTAGTAAAAGAGATCAATTATTACTACTTGCTCAAGCAACCACTATGGTTGTTGTTGCTAAAGATGGTAATGGAGTTTACTGGTCAATAGGAGTTGAAAAAGGTGCCTTTATGGTGTCTGGATCTGCTACTAGTGGTACCGCATATGGTGATAGAAACGGATACGAAATCGTAATCGGTGGTTTAGAAGCTAACCCAATGTTTACAGTTACTTCTACTATTGTAGAAGCATAAACATAAAACACACCCATTAAAAGAGGTAGTCAGAAATGGCTACCTTTTTTTATATCAATTTTTGTGGTGATTTATAAACTAGACCTGAATCTTTTGTTTTGGTCATAGGATAAGTAGTTTCTTTTAAATAAAGATCATACACTAATTTACCATAATCAAATGTGGTTCCATCTACAGTTATCTTAGGTTGGTAACATGCATATAAGATAGTCTTAGTTCCATCTATCTCAGGATCATACAGATCATACGAGAGACTGTATTTTACATCTACTAACTGTTTCTCTTCAAATCCAATTCGAACACACCCTTCTAATAACTGGTTAATTCTAGGAGGTAACATACTACCTTGTATTGTTAGATCAATATCATGTGTGTCTACATCTAATAATATAGAACCATGAACATAAAGACTAAAACCAGTCCAATCTAGTTCTTCTTTTATTCTATCTAGTGTTCTTTGTACAGATGCTAAACCATTTAAGGTTTCCCATTTGTCATTTCTAAATTTACCGTATTCTATGTCTTGATATTTGTACTCCATGTCAATTTACTATGTTTTTATATTTATATGTATACGACTTAATTATACAGCATTTTAAATGACAATAGTAGTAACAGAAGCTGATTTAGAAGTTCATTTGTTTTTAAACCAATCTAATTTAGATGGAGATTTATTATACGAGTGGACCATCACATCTCAGTATTCACATCAACCAGAATTGATCCCATCAGCACTTATTAGTAGTAATGATAGATGGTCAATGGTTCAAGTCTTGTTTCCAACAGGTTTTGGAGACAACCACAAAAATGGAATATATAATTGGAGTTACAAAGTAACTGGAGGTTCTGTCATTGAAGAAGGACTTGTTAAAATCATTTGTGAACCTGGAGGAGAAACTGGTATAGTAGATTACACTTCTACACCAGCTATTGAAGACAGAGAAGCAGATGTATATTATAGACCAAATTATTAAATATAAATATGAGATCAACACCAGAAGGAATTTACGCTATCAATGGTTCAGAATTCAAAGCTATTGAATTGCCAGATGTAAAAGAAGTACGTGGTAAGGAATACATGTACTACGGTGGTTTAAACCTATTCCCACAATCATTAATAGAATTATATGATACTAGCGCAATGCATCACACTTGTATTGATGCTATTACAGCAGGCATCGTTGGTGATGGTATTGAAATCATCGGTGACGAATACATTAACCAAAAGGGTGAAACAATTGATGAAATATTTGAAAAGATATCTTTAGATTACACACTATATCAAGGTTATGCCATCAATGTTATTTGGAATAAAGAAAGAACTAAAATAGCAGAAATGTATCACTTACCATTTGGTAATGTTAGATCTGGTAAACCAAATGAAGAAGATGAGGTTGAAGAGTACATGTATTCTTCTGATTGGGCAAACTTAAGAAAGTATCCATTTCAAACTTATAAAGCATTTGATGCAACAGATAATAAAGGAGATAATGCATCTCAAATCTATTACTGTTATAACTACACACCTGGTAATGAAGTTTATCCATTACCATCATATGTAGCAGCAATGAATGATATTTCATTAGATGCACAAGTCAGTCGCTTTCATGCAAATAACATTGCAAATGGTTTAGCACCATCTATGTTTGTACAGTTTAGAAATGGTGTACCATCACCTGAGGAAAGACGCGATGTCTACAAAGAAATTGAAAGAACATTTACTGGTACAGAAAATGCTGGTAGATTCTTTTTAGCATTCTCAGAACCAGGAAAAGAATTACAAGTTACTCCTATTGATAGTGCAAATGATGACTACTATATTTTATTAGAAGAGCGTATCTCGTCACGTATTTTAACTGCACATAGAATTACATCTCCATTACTTTTAGGTATCAAGGACAGCGCTGGATTCAGTTCTAACGCAGAAGAAATCAAAGTTGCATACGCACACTTCGAAGGTACAGTAGTAGAACCTAAAAGAAAGAAAATAGTTAGTGGTTTTGGTTACATGTTAAGATTAGCTGGTTATAATGTAGGTATAAAAATTAGACCTAATAAACTAGTCAATGAAGAAGAAGTAGTTGATACTGCACCTCAAACAAATATTGAATCACTATAATGGAAACAGTTTTATTAGTTAGCGAACAAAGAATGAAGCAATGGACTTCGTTAGACAACAATATTCGTATTGATGTTTTAACACCATCTATTCTTCAAGCACAAGACATTTATATACAAGATACTTTAGGTACTCCTTTTTATAGAAGACTTAAACAAGGTGTTGTAGCAAATGATTTAGATGTAAATGAATCAGCATTCTTAAAAGATTATGTTGGTCCTACTTTAATTCAATATGCGTTATACTTGTTACTACCTAATTTGAAATACAAAATGGTAGAAAAGGGTATCTTAAATGGTACGTCTGAAGAGACTCAACCAACTACCTTAGATGAAATGAAATATCTAAGAGATAGTGCGTTAGACACAGCGGAGTTCTATAACAAGAGAATGTTAGAGTACTTACAAGATAATCCTGGCATGTTTGCGTTATATACTAATCCAACACCGCAGGATGGAATGACACCTAACAAGCAAAACCCTTATTTTAGTGGATTACAAACAAATATACCTTTACGAAGAAATGACTTATGGATCTATGCCGATTGTGGAACAGACTGTGACCCCGACTGTAGCAGCTGCAACTAAATCGACAGCTACTAACATTAAGAAATTAAAAGTGTACCTAAGCAAATCAAAAAGGCGCTAAATTAAAATCATAAATATGCAATCAGTACAACAAACATACGTATTCAACCAAACCAACGGAGCAGTAACTGAACCTGTTAATGGTAATTGGTTACAAGCTTATTGTGAATTTTTAGGTGTTACAGAACCAGTTAATTCATCATGGTTACAAGCACTCTGTATTCACTTTGGAATAACTGAACCTCTTTATGGTTCTTGGACTATTGCATTAGCAAACTATTATGGTATCACACAACCAGTCAATGCAACTTGGTGGTACGCATTAGCTACAGAAGCAGTAGCTCCAGTAACAGACCTAATTTGGAATGAAGTAACTACATTCTGGAATGACACTGATGTTAATTGGGCAACAGATACTATCGCTCCTGACGCACCAGTTTGGTCAGGTCAAACTTTCCCTGAAGGAGTGTACACACCAACGATTACAGGAACCGCTGAACCATTTAGTACGATTACATTAATAGCAGACGCACAGATCTATACAGGTCAAACAGATGGATTAGGTGATTGGTCAGTTCAAATTACAAACCCATTAGCTGGTGATTTGCCACCAGGAATTGGTTATTTAGTTAGTGTAACTGCAACTGATGGTGCTGGTAATGTGAGTCCTGCAACTGATGATACTATTTATATTGTAGCAGCACAAAATGTTACTTTAACACTCGATATGTTTGATAGTTATGGAGATGGTTGGAATAATGGTTGGTTCCAATTGGAATACGAAACCAGTCCAGGTGTTTGGAATCCTATTGAATACAATGAAAACCCATTCAGATTTACAACACTTCAACAGTTATTAGACTATGAAAACGGTGGATCTACTGTAGGTCAACAATTCTATAAAACTGATCAATTTACCGTTGACAATCCAAATTACGTTTCTGGCATATACGGTATGAGGTTTGAAGTATTCGAACCAGGTGGTTTACCAGGTGGCGGTTCAACAGGTTGGAAACAAATGTTAGATGCAAGAAGTTGGGATGTGCCAGCGACTGGTAATTTCAGAACAGTAGTAAAAGCACTGGGTTCATACACACCTGAGCGCTCATATACTATTAAACAAGGTGCTACTGAAATAGTTAGTGTTCCACAATCAACTAGTTGGGCAATAGACACTATTCAAGCAACATTTACATTATCATAAAAAAAACAAACAAATAATAAATTATGTCAAGTTTAATTAATACTAAAATTCAAGATACCTATACGGGTCTTATCAAAACAACAGACAATGCACCAGTTGATGGAACTCTAAAGAATTTAGAGGACGGTAACGGCGGTGTATTACCAATTAAGGTTTCATCTACTACAGTTGAATTTACTGGTGATGTTATTGGTATCGAAGCTGGCGGTGTAGCACCAGGTTCTGGTACAAACTCTATACAATCAGTTATAACAGGTGCAACTGGAAGTGCAACGTCTACAAACTCTATCGCAATAGGTGTAGACGCTCAAATGTCAGGTGGTTTTGGCGCTGCAATTGGAGTTTATAGTGAAGCTGGTGGAAACTACGCAAATGCTTTCGGTTCTCTTTGTAATGCATCTGGAACTAATGCGACAGCAGTTGGGAAGCAGGCTACTGCATCAACAGATAAATCTATTTCTATCGGTACAGAAACTACTTCGAGTGGAACAGAAAGTATTGTAATTGGATCGAACACTTCAACTACAGATTACAGAGCTATTTCGATAGGTCAAGGAAACCAAGTTGGTACAAACTCAACTACAATTGGTCAGTACTCTAGAACAGGTAGTTCATCTATTGCAATGGGTGATAACGCTAACAATGCATACGGTGCTAAAAACAATGCAGTTAGTTTAGGAGCAGGCGCAAACGCTGAAACAAATTCTACTGCGATAGGCCGAGATACTAGAGCTTTGGGTTCAAACTCGGTCGCAATAGGAAAAGACAGTCAAAGTACTGCGTATGGTGCTATCGCATTAGGTGATGGAGTTATTGCCGCTACACCAGATACATTAACTGTAAAACTATTACAGATTGCTAACTACACAACAATGAACTTCGCAGATGATGCTGCAGCAGCAACTGGAGGTATTCCTTTAGGTGGTGTATACCATACTGATGGAGCATTAAAAATTAGAATTGCATAATTATGTTAATAACCAAAGACGTAGTAATAGAAGGAGTGACATACACTCTTAGAGCCCTAAGAGAAGAAGACTTTGATCAGATCGAACAAGAAATGATTGCAAGTATAGAAGAACGTAAACAAAAAGGGGATATATAATAAGTAGTAACTTATTGCCATTAGTTATTATTTTATTTATTTAGGTCAGGGGTAATCATTAAGTTGGTTACCCCTTTTTTTATGACAAAAAAATAGCGGGGACGATCAAGAACCCCGCTATCTTAATAGATATAATAAAATAATATGAAGCAGGTAAAAAAGAAAATAAAAAACAATGACCATGCAACTGCTTCACATACTATTTATACCCCTTAGTTTTTGTTTGTTTCAAATTATTTTTAAAAAAAGTCACTCTAGATTTTTTTATGTCAACTATTTGTGGTATATTAGTAGAGTAATAATTAATAAAAGTAAAACAAAATGGTAAAATCAAAATTAGAAAAACAAGCTATTAAAAGCTTTAGTCGTCACGAAAATCGTATGCAAATGAGACAAATGCGTGGTGCGTTAGTTAACAATCCATGGATAAACTACAAAAAAGACCATACTCGTGTTGGTGAAGTAGCTGAAATGCTAGATGTAGATTTAAATTTTTATCATGGTATTAAAGTAAATATCACTGTCAAACAAGACTTAGGTTACTTTAACGATACCTTTATGGCCAATGGCAACGATTGGTTTGAAGATGTTAGTGGTCTATTTACTAAGTATAAGGTTTTTAACAATGACTTTGAGTTGATTATATTCGAAGACGAAAAAGGTCACATTGTCTTAGACCAAATTGCAGTTGCTAATAAAGGTCAAGGTTTAGGTACTAAAATCATAGACACTCTATTAAACCTCTGTGACAGATATGATTGGACTTGTGTAACTGTACCAACATCAATTTCTGACGAAAGCGATAGTATGCATATGGCATTCGGTGCTGAGAGTTTTTACAAACACCTTCAAAAACGTACTAAAAGACTTCGTAACTTCTACAGTGATTTTGGTTTTATGTCAATGCCTTCTACTGCTAAAATGATTTATGATCCTAAAAAATAATTATGAGTATCGCAGAACTAATGGTAGTCGTAGCAGTCTGGGCACTGCTCTTCTACCGACCATGGCGAAAGGAGGCGTAAGTCTCCTTTTTTTTTAAAACACATAGATATATAAACTAAATGAATATTTTTTATAAACCATGTGAAACCTTTTAAAATAACCCTGTATAACTTATGTAAGTTGACCAAATGATACTTACTTTAATTAAATCAAAAAGAAAATGATTACAAAAACAAAACAACCAACACAAGCAGAATTAACCAAGCAGTTAATCGAAGCAATGAATGAACAATCGTTCGAGATCACAACAGCAATCGAGAAGCTAAGAGATGGAGACTACTACGGAGATCCACTACCAGATAGCCTCGCAGATATTGCAAAGAGTTTAAGAATCCTAAGCGGAAGAGAACAACTAAAGTAAAACCAAACAGGAGAGGCATTCAGCCTCTCCTTAATTTAAATAAATAAATAATAATTATGACAAATCAACAAATCGCAGAATTTTTAGAAAGTACAAAAGTTCAAATACAATTGGCAATTGACGAGAAATTCAGACCAGTGTACAAATCAAATACATGGTTAAAACAAAAAGACTTAACAGTAACTGAAAGAGTTGTTATGCAACTAATAGATGAGCGTAATGATCTATTCTCTAACAAATGGTTATGTGAGCAAACTGGTTTTTCTAGTAAATGTATTAGAGAAAATTTAGCTAAACTAATGGATCGAGGTCTAGTTAAGAAAGTTGGTAATACACATAACTACAAAGCAATCTCAATAGTATAATCATGACAGAAGAACAAGCAGAAAGGTTAATAGCCCAAATGGAAATGATTGCAATACGCTTACATGAATTAGGCGTAATTATACATCAAAAAGATAATAACTAATATGGAGTATTTAAAAGAAAAAGCAGAAGGCTACGTAGCTCAATGGATTATGAAAGATCCAGATGCTATAAATCAAATAGATGCTTATTGGTTTTACAGTATGGTTGGTAAAGCTATAGTGTGGTCAGTGATCAAAGCTCGCAAAGAGGGTCAAATTAACTTAGACACTATTAAAGCTAATTGTGAATGGTCAAGAACTCGCGCTAAACCAGAATACTTTGACTTGGTCTATAATCAACAACCCATATCTGATGAAGCATTAGAATATTGTATTAGATATTTTAAAATAATGGGTATGATTACTAATCTTAAAGAGTCAGAGATTGATGGTAAAGTTAAATTTACTAAGAATCAAAATGAGGCTATTAGTAAGATTATAGAACATGTAAAAGCGAGTACTGATACACCTAAAATGTATGATGTGATACATAAGTTTTGGTGCGCTAAGTTAAACAAAAAACCACTACTTAGTAAAAAGGAAAAGATTGAAGCACTCGAACGCAGAGAGCAAGAGGTCATAAATAAATATAAATAACAATGACAAAACACGAGTTTTATAGAGACATAGATAATTATGTCTTAATTAATAATGACTACTATCGAAGAGAGTATACTAATCCACACCAATTAAATCCTATACCTGTAAATGCTACGCATCTAAAAGGTAGATTTGGATTTACTGCGAGGCAGTTAGAAGAAGTAATAGAACTTTCTGGTTTTATAAATGAACCAATGCATGTAGACTATTTACCAATAATTAATGATAAGTGGAATCAATATCATAGAGTTGGTTGGAAACCAGTACAAGGTAAATGGCCAACAATAGAAAAACTAATTAATCATATCTATGGTGATAATGGAGTTGAGAGAGATCAAAGAGATGAAATATATGACTATCATACTATTATGTTGAAGTCACCAAAACAAAAACTATTTGCTCGCGTACTCTACTCTCATGTACAAGGTACATCAAAATCTACTATGGCAGAATTAGAACACATGATGTTTGAAGATAATTATGCTAAAGTTAGAGATAATGAGTTTGAAGATAAATTTAATAGTTTATGGTCAGATGCTATCTTAGTACATATGGATGAGCCTCAGTTTAAAGATGCTAAAGGTATGAGTAGATGGATTAGAGATCTTGTAACTACACAAACAGTTAATGTTAGGAAAATGAAGCAAGAGTATGTTAAGAAAGAATTTCACGCTAAGTTTTTAATTACTTCTAATGACTCTGACTTTATGCCATTTGAACAAAGCGATAGAAGGTATTGGATTAGAGAAGTACCTAAGTTTCCAGCTACAGATATGGATGCAAACTTTGTACAAAAAATGAAAGCAGAGTTACCGTACTATGTTCATTTTTTATTAACAAGACAACTTAAATATGAGACACCTGTTGGTGTGTTTTGGTTACCACAATCTGTTATTAAAACAAATGGTTATACTAAAATAGTACAAGATAATAAAGTCACAGAACAGACTAGCGTAGAAGATTATCTTATTAATTGGTTTTATCGTAATGGAAATAAATCAGAAGTTTGGTTTACATGTAAAGATCTAATTGGTTTAGTTGATTGGGACGGAAAACCACCTAGTAGTAAATGGTTAAGTATGATGATGAGAGATAAAATGCATATGTCAACAGTACCTGATACTAATACTAGATATAAACAAGAGATGACATATATTACTGTGGATCCACCTGCAACTGGTAAGTATTGGTGTGCACAACGAGACGCATTTGTAACACAAGGAGACGTATTTTCTGATGTTAGAGTATAAAATGTTACTCAAACGCTGTTTTGTTACACATGACTATAAAATAAATAACACAAAAAAAGTAACTTTGGGTAATCCAGAGTTGCTTTTTTATCTCTTTTGTTATTGTTATTTATATTATTAGTTATATAGAATAATAATAAAAGGGTAAAGGGGAAACGATACCTTTTGTGTAACACAATAACACTACTGTATTTTATAACCATGGTATTTAAACAAATAACCCAACTTTCGTATAATTTTAAAATAAAATAAAATAAAAAATGAAATCTAAAAAACATAAGACTAAATCGTTATCAGACTACTTTGATGGAACTGATATTCCAAAACCAACACCAACACCGTTACCACAAAACCTTGATAAATAACACATGACAGTTAACGTACCACAGTTCGCAGAACAATTAGAAGATGAAGGCTTATTAACTCTTGTAGCATTTTGCACTCGCATTGCGGAACGATATGGTTACCAAGAAACTTACACGATGCACATAGATGATGTGATACGTATCTGTAATAAAAGAAAAGATGGTGTAGCGGCGTGGATCCAATCTAATCCTCTAGTCAATGAGTGGTTAGATGTTGGTCACCTATATGATGATGTCTTAGTCTTTCATTGGCGTCGTACACCACCTAAACACAAATACGGTAAAGCAAGTCGAAATACTCAATTGATCGAGAGAGAACTAAAAGATAATCGCCAACAATTAATATGGGCATACATCTTAGGGTGTTTAAACAACAATGTCCTGTTAGATGAAGACGAAGATAGAGAGTGGTTGCGCAACACATTTGGTCAAAAGTCCTTTAACTTTACTAGAGAGACTATAGGTTATATTAAAAAAAGTGAAAGATGAGAAGACGTAAACTAAATACGTTAGTGTACAATGAGTATCCATCTGCTACTCAGAGTGAGAAGGAAGTACTACAAGAAATGGTCTTTACCTATTACTATGATAGAAATGATATGGACTTTGATCTTGCGATTGCAGAGATACAAGAGGACCTCTACTTTTTAGAGAAGTCAGAAGAGTACGAACGCTGTCTGATGTTAAAAGATATATTAGAAAGATTTGAATAAGTTCTTAACCAATAACTACGATGCAATAATTACAATGGCTCAAAAGATATGTAAAGGTAGTCAAGAGTCAGAAGACGTGGCGCACTTTGCTATCACTGAGTTTATGGAACATGAGAGAGGTCAAGAACTAGTCGATGCTGGTAAAGCCATGAATTTTATATCAGGTATTATGTGGAGATCTTTCAATTCTTCGACTAGTCATTATCATACAGTGTATCGTCAAAAAGGTCGAGTACACAGTCTCACACCCTCGCACGATAATAGACAAGACGATAGTGAATATGACTATGACCAAGACATCGCGACAGAAGCTATCATGGGTATTCTAGAAGATATGAAAGCAGATACCATTGAATTATGGTTTAGAGCTACACTCTTCGAGATGTATTTAGTAGAACCCAATTACTCTGAGTTAGCGAGACAAACTAAGATACCAAGGACCTCAATTAGTAAAGCAGTAGAAGAGGCTACTACGTGGATCCAACAACAATTAGAAATAAACAATATACGATATGAGTGATTTACTATTACAAATTCTAGGCTTCGCATGCGTGGGTCATCTAGTCACAGACTTCATCACCAACTTTGATTTACCAGAGTTACCTAACAAACCATTTAGATGTGATATGTGTATGACTTACTGGATTTCGATTATTCCATTGATGGTTCAGTTTGGTTTAAAGGGTGTGCTCTATGCAGCAATCAGTTCAATCGTAGCCAACATTATATTTAAATACATATGACACAACAAGACAAAGAGTGGTTAGACCAAAACCAAATGGTCTTCAAGAATGTAAGATTAACACCAGAACAAAATCAAATGTTGTTTGCGATTTACAACAGACTAACTGGTGATAACATGAAACCAACTTCGTGTGGTCGATGTGTCGCAAATGCTAAAAAACAAGTTAAATATCATTATGATCAAATCAGAAGTAACGATTAAAGGTATCACATATACTGTTAGAGCTAAGACTCAAGATGGTATACAAGATGCTATCAAACAATTAAAGAAACTAAACAGAAAGAAGAAAGATGGAGACGAAGCCTAAAACAACTGGTTGGCGAGGACCCGAAGGTAGTAACCCAGGTGGTCGACCAAAAGGTGCAACCAATAAAGTAACCCGAGATATTAGATCTGCTTACCAACAATTAGTAGAGTTTAATCTTGAGAACATGTCTTTGTGGTTAGCAGACATCGCAGCAGACAATCCTGAGAAAGCATTCGAGTTGATGATTAAGTTATCAGAGTATGTAATACCTAAAATGCAAAGAACAGAGGTCACAGGTAAAGATGGCGCTGACCTATTCAAAGAACTAAAGTTTGACTTTGGTCCAAATATTAATGATCGAGAAGAAGACGTCATAGACATTGAGTAAGACTGTACAAGGATTTAGACCACACACTGGTCAAAGAAGAGTTATAGACACCATAGTTGATGGTACTGAAAAGTATATCACTGTGGTTTCGCCACGTCAACAGGGTAAATCACTCTTGTTGGTTAACCTCTTATTGTATTATGGTATCAATGACAAAGGTTGTAAGATTGGTGTGGTAGCTCCTATTTACTCACAAGCTAGAAAACTAATGGAAGATCTTTACGAAGCTATTAAAGATAGTGGTATAGTAGAATCAACCAACTTCTCTAATCATGAGATTAAACTTAAAACTGGTTCAAAGATTTACTTTAGATCTAGTGAAAGAGAAGATGGCTTGCGTGGATACACATTCTCGTACCTTTTTCTAGACGAAGCAAGTTACCAAACAGAAGATGCATACAGAAGAGCCATCGAACCAACTGCACTTGTTCATGGTAAAAAAGTAGTCCTGTTCAGCACACCACGTGGAAGGGATTGGTTCTATAACATGTACGAGTTAGGACAGAACCATGAGTATCCCAACTATGCGAGTGTGCGTATGGAACAGGGAGACAACCCTTATATTAATCAAGA